AAATCTACCCTCTAATAAAAATCCACCATCAGCAGTTTTCATAGTTGCGTGTTGATCTGCACTAGACAAACCGCTATCATTTATTGGTGGAAATTGAACTTCATCTACTTGGAAGTTTCTTGCTGGATTAACAAAACCAACTATAACTCTATTGTATCTTTCATTTTTTGTAGGAATAGATAAATTATATCCACCAATTATATCATCTTCTGTTAATGTTATTGATGCACTTCCTGTTGTCTCAATAATTAATTTATATTTTCCACTTGTATATGGAAGATAACCTCTACAACCTTTTAATAATTCTCTAACATTATCTATAATTTTTTGTGATGTATCTATAACTGTATTTGTATCAAATATATTTATATCACTCGCACCTGAATATGGTGTAACCTGAGTTTCGCAAACTACTGAAGCATCATAAAAAGATTGTAAGTCTATTTCTGAAACAGCAATACCTTTTCCATATCTTGCGTTTGTTAAATAATCTAATAAGCACCAAGCTGGATTTGTTTTGTATGCCGCAGTTTGAGCCGCAAGACCTGAATTATAAAATACTACTTTTTTACCTTGTATCTTTGCTTGAACTTTTGGGATTCCTGTAAATGCGTCTTGATTCCATTTAAACCTTAAAGCTAAATAACATAAACCTCTTAATCTATGATTACTTCCCCAAGATGATAATGTAGATAATAAGTCAGATGAGGTTTGACTATCTGTGCCATAAAAAGGCTCAACTCTTATTAAGCTTTCACTATTTTTGTAAAAATTACTATCTCCACTTCCTACTTCTACTTCTGTTCCATCAGATAATGAACTTGCCCAAGTAACAGCTTTATCATCTACTCTTATTTCTTCTATATCGTTTATCTCTCCCTCTGCCATTACGATTGCCATATATAAGTAAGTATTATCTGTGCCTGAAGTTTCCATAAAGACTCTGGTACCACCGACAAGTCTTTCTCCATAAATTATAGGAATATTTGCGTCATTAGATTGTTTATTTAATAATATACCTCGTTCAAAATCGTCAAATTCATTTGTACCAAAGTCAGGTACTTCAGGAACTTTTGGTCTTAATATCCATGCAAGAAATAATGAAACACCTAATGAAATTAAAGGATTTGTAAAAATCTTTGTTATTGGACTTGGTATAAATTTTGAAATAAATTTTCCTAGACCCATTATGCTCTACCCCATTTAATATCTTGAACTGTTTGTGATGAAAAATCCATACCTACATCAGAACTAAAAAATCTCTGTTGAGATGTATTGTTTGTTTTACGACCATTTTTTTTTTCAAAATCTGCCCAATTAGAAACTATTTGAAGTCCAACTACACTTGCTTTATCTGTTTCTGAAATATCAAAGCTATCTATTTTTCCTCTATACAATAAAAATGGATCAGCAATTAAAGCATTAGAGTCATTTAAAAATCCTCTATAAATATCTACACTATCATTAACAACATTTTCATTTAAAACTGTTGATATAAATGTTTGATCTGCACCTGATAAACTAATACTTACACTTGATTTAGTTATATCTGTTTCTTCTGTGTGATTAGAAATACCTAGTATAAAATCACTTGCACTATATGTAACTGATGATCCTGATACTGATGATGTTAATGAAAATGAACAATCTGTGAGATTTACAGGAGTACCAAAACCAATAGTGATAAGGTGTATTGGTCTAATATCATTTGTTGCTAGTTCGTTCTTTACTGCTGTCGTTAGTGATCTCGTCATAATCCTCTATAATTTTTCTTGTTATTTTCATTGTATCATAAATAATCCATTTTGCATTTTTACTAGGAAACTCGTTATTATTCAATTTTAAATTTTTAACATCTATATCTTCAGCATTAACTATTTCTTCTGCTAATACATCAACATTTATGTAATACTTAATTTTATAGAGTTTCTTCGACATCAAATTCAAATTGATACAATAAATTTCCATCTTTATCAGCACCAGCAACACCAAACTCTTGAATATCACTTGTTAAATGAACTGTAAAAGTAACATTATCATAAGTCACTAATGAATCATCTGCTAAAGCAGTAATTAATGGTGGCTCTATTGTAACAGTTGCCGCATTAGATGAACTTGTAACATCAGAAACAACCATATAAATTTTATCATGTGACGCAAATTTTAAAAAATCTCCAGCTTTAAATCTACCAGCACCATCTCCAGCAAAAGCATCCATAGCAATAGTTGTGTCTCCTACTGCATGAACTCCATTAACTAAAACTGTTCCTGTTTCATTACCTCTAGCATCTTCTATTTCAGGTGGGATTATTGTAAAGTTTTCTTTACCTGATCTTTGTTTAACAATAAATGCCATAAGTTCTCCATAAACATCTGATCTTTTTGCAGTTATTATTCTTGCAGTAAAACCAAATCTTTGATTGTCAATTTGTCTTGCAAGTTTTTTACCAGATTGTGATTTGGATATAATTGTATTCTGAATAGACTTGATGCCCATTGTTTCAAATTTAGAATTAGATATTGGAAAAGCACCTGACATTAGATTAGATTTTTACTCCCTCTTTCATTAACTGCGTTATTAATTATTTGTGTAATAGTTCCTCTGTTTCTTACTAATAGATCATCAAAACCACTTGCATCTAAAGTATTTATGTTAAAATTAACTGTTGTTTGTCCAGCAGATGTACCTCTTGCTGATTGTGTTATTTGACCTGTGCTATTTGGTACAAACATTTCAGGCCCTCTTTCTCCAACTACAACAGGCTGACCTTTTGCTACTGCTCCACCTTTAGCAAAACCTAAAAATGATCTTGCCATATTAAATAAAGAACCACCACCACTTAAAGCGGCTCGTTTTTTATGTTCTGCTGTAATTAATTTTTCAATAGCTAGTTCTACTCCTTTTTTAGCAATCACAGAAATTAACTGACTTAACACTTCTACTGCTAATGTTTTTGCCATATTACTAAATGTTTCTTTTATATTTTTACCTAATATTAATGATTCAGCTAATCCTCTTGAAAAAGAATCTATACCTCTATTAATAAATCCAAAAATTTCATTTGATAAACTAAACTCTGAATTTTGTTCTTTAATTTTTTCTAATACTTGTTCGCTAGTAGTTTTATGGTCATTTATTAATTGATTAAATTTTAATCTTTTTTTATTTTGTTCTTCTAATAAAAAGTTTTGTAATTTAAGTTCTTTTTCTTTTGCTTTTGCAATAGATTCTTCTACTTTAGCCATATCAAATACTGCTTTTTTTGTTTGAACCATAACTTTATGTAAATCTCTTGCATCAGGTAAGCTATTTTTTACACCATCAGAAAAATCCTCAAAACTGTTTTTCATATCATCAAATAATTTTTCCATACCTTTAAATGCTATAAATATTGCACCACCTTTGGCTATTGCTTTTGCAATACCTAATAAACCGCCTTTGGTAAATAAAGTTGCGAATCCAAATGACATCATGGCTTTTGCAACATTTGTTACGGCTATGGCTAAGTTAGTAAATAATGTAACTACTTTAACTGATATTAAAATCATTATTACATTTTTAAATGTATTCATGTTGTTCTTGATAACAACAACTGCATCTGCAAGTTTTTTAACGGCAAATCCTAAAGCAATTCCAATATCTTGTGCTACTTTGTCTATTTGTTTTGAGTTTTCTTCTAAAAATTTATCTAACGCACCGAACTCTTTTTTTAAACTTTCAAATAAACCAGCTTCTAATATAGTTTTCTTAAAACTAAATATTTTATCGCCAATCATTGATAAAGTTCCTGTGAAAGTTTGTGCTAATTCATCAGTAGCTTTTCCAAATCTACCACCTTTACCAAATACTTTTTCAAAAGCTAATACTGTATCTTCAATAGAAACTGTTGCACCAACTTTAAAGCCAAGCATATTTCTAACACCTTTTTCTCTAAATAAATCTGCCGCACCTATTCCAGCACTAAATGACCTTTGTATTTGTTCAGCCGTAGTTCTAAAATCTAATCCTGTAACAGCCGCAACATTACCTGTTATTTCTAACATTTTTTGTAGTTCTTCAGCATTGTCTGTAACAGTTGCTAATATACCTGAACCTGATTGTATTTCTTCAAGAGAAAAAGGAACTTTAGATGCAAACTTAACCATATTGTCAAAAGCCTTTGCACCCTCATTTGTATCTTTAAGTAAAAATTTTAATCTGACTTGTAAGTTTTCTAATTCTTTTCCTGTATTAACTAAATTTCTAATGACTAGACCAGCACCTAAACCAATAAAAGCATTTTGCAAATTAAATACTGCACCTTTAACTTTTGATAAAGCACCTTGAACATTACCTAATGCTTGTTTAGTTTTATCTCGTGCTACTATGTCTATATTTAATTTTTGTGCCATTATTTATATTTCCTTGCTTCTGCTAAGTTCTTTTGTTTTTTATACTCATCTTGCTCTTTTTTCAAGTAGGCTATCCAAAGATTATAATGGCTGATGGGCATATCTAATACTTTTTGAATTGGTAATTTAAGTCTATCAGCAACCACTAACAAAGATTGTATGTCAGGGTCGCTATTTACTTTTTTACAGATTCTTCTAGTGATGTGTCTGCTAGTATTCTATTTGCTATTGTTGCAATAATATTTGAGTCTGCTTTTTTTTGTAAAGCAAGTTTATCAAATGGGTCAAAAGCCTTAACTAAATCGCCTTTGTCATTTTTAATCATAAGCTTCATCATTAATAAATCAACAAGAACTGTTAAATCTTGAAAGTTGCTTGATTTTTTAAAAATAATATTTTTCTGTTCAAGTGTTAATGGCTCTGAATAAAAAACAGATGGATTACCATGCTCGTCTTTCCATTCAGGAACTTCAATAGTAATAGTTTGCAGAGTCTCAAAATGAGTTTTTACTCTATCTATAACTGACATAAATTAATATTAAGCAGTTCCTCTTGTTAATGTTCCTGTTCCTTGAAAAGTAACTGATCTAGTAGTTATTCCATCCAATGTAACATTTACACTCATTCCTGTAATAATTCCTGTGCCTGTAAAAATTTCATCTCCTGAACCATCTCCTTCAGGCCCTAATATAAAAGCTATTGATGTTCCAGCAGTTAATGTTTGTTGTGGAGAATCAGTTTCATCATAACTCATTTCTAAAGTTCCTGAAAACGATGTTCTTCCAGCTACAAATGATTTTGTTGCATCAGATAATTGAGTATCTTCTACGACATCAGCAGTAGTTTCAAGTGTGTAACCTGTTAGTTCACCAATACCTGTTCCACCAGCTTTTACTACGCCTTCCTTACCAAAGTGTGTTGCCATCGTGTTATTCCTTATCTTTAATTTGTTTTTGTTTAAAAGAAGATTTTAACTGATTAGGTTTTTCTTCTTTTGTTTGTTTCCAACCTAAATCTAAAAAATTATCAAGTTGAGTTTCGTTTATTATAACTTCATTCCCATCTTTGTATAATTTAATGTCTTTAGCCATAAGTCCTTTTATTAGTTTTCTTCTTCTTCGTCAATATCTTCGTCATCATTATCTTCATCAAAATCATCTTGTGAATCATCTTCCCATTTTTCATCTTCAACATCATCTCTTAAATCAGCAAGTAAATCTTTGACTTCTTCGCACATCATTGATTCTTTATCATGTAATTTTTCAATGCTATCTATTTTCTTTTCTATTTTATCTATAATTTTATCTTTAGTTGCCATAGTTTCTCCTTTTTTATGGTGTTCCTGATTGATACTCATACATACATCTAACAACCATTCTTATTCCACCAATAGGGAACAATGTACCCTCGTCAGTTTCTACTTGTATGACTTCTGTATCAAGTGCGTTACTATTTCTTGTAATATCAGATTCTAATGCAGTTTCAATAGCTGTAATTAACTCATTTCTTTTAGTATCAATATTAGCTTCTGCACCTTTAACAAATCCTAATATTACAAAATCTATTGTTCCATGTCTAGTTTTAGCACCACTTCCTAATTCAGAATCATCTCTATTTTCTTCTGAAGTTTGTACTATTACTGCTGGGTATTGTTTATCTGATAATTCGTCTAATTGAAAAGGTTGTCTTGTAGCTTTAATTATATCAGGACTAGATATAGCTGATATAACAGATAATAAATTAGATGCTATATTTTCTCTTACACTCATATTCTAAACTTTCTTAATTCTTTTTCTACAAATCTGTTGAACTGCTTACTTATAATCTTTTCTGTTCTATTGTTAAAGCCAAAAAATTTTCTATTTTTATCTCCCATCATAACTTGATTAAAAAATGCTTTATCTCTTTCATCTGCTCTTGCAAAAGCTAAACTAACTTTATGTCTTCCTGTTTTTTTTACCATTGATGGAGTTAAAGCACCAACCATTCCACCATCATAGTGTAAATCTACTTTTGTTGATCTTTTTTCTTTTCTTAATCTTTTTAAGTAACCCTCTGAATATGGTGCAAAAGGATTATCGTTAAAATCAATACCTTTTTTTGTTTTTTCCCTAATAATTGCAACTAATTGAAACCCAGCTTGTTTAACACCTTTATCAATAATTCTAGGTAGTACAGATTGAAACTTTTTAAATTTTTTAGATACTTGTTTTGAGTTAGATTTAATCTTTAAATCGACAGCCATTATCTAGTCAATCTTCTAAATCCATGTAAAGGCTCTCGTTCATTAACCTGTATAGTGCCATCTGCTGTTGCATCATATTCAACACCATCTTCTAAAATTGCTCTCCATTCTTTATTATACTCTGACATATAATACTCAGCCATTCTTTCAAATTTGTCTTTATCTGTTTCAGGTCTAAATTTTGTTAAGTTTGGTAAAAAAAATCTTCCTAAAAATAAATAAGCACCAGCCCTTTTAAACTGATCTAAATTAACTTTTGTATTATCCATCTCAGCAGTATTTAAAACTGTAATATCAGTAAATACATTCTGTTTATATACTGACCACCATTCAGTTCTTAATTGTCTTAAAATATCATTTGTTGTTTGTTGTATAAAAAAAGTGACCTCTGATGATGTAGAAGAAAAACCAAAATCATAAACATCTGCTTGATAGTTTGATACATCTCCAGCATTAATTACATTTGCACCTGTGTAATTTGCCATATTAACCTACCAAACTAATAATAATTACAATAGCAATAATAACACCAGCAGTTACTTTTGGATTATCTTGTGCCATCTTCCAATATCTTTTTAATTCTTTCATTTCTTTTTCCTCGTTTTTTTTTTTGGTTTTAATTGAACAACTTTGTCAACTACATCTTTTAAAGTTGCTTTTTTAATTTCTTTTTTAACATTATCAAGAGGAGTAAAACCTCTTTTAATAAAATGATTTATATTAGCTTCGTATTGTTCTTTTGTTCTTGTAATGGTTTTTTTTCCATTTGTTAATTTTATATTCATAATATCTCCTTATATCCTATGGCGAGTTTCCTCGCCATAGAAAAGTAGTTATTAGTTGATTACTGA